GATTGATAGTGGTAAAACCTAAGAAAACAACGAAAAAGGCCAAGAAAAAGAAGAATCCTGTTGAACAGGATTCACCAGGAAAGTCTGGCCGAAATGAAAAAGGACAGTTTAAACCTGGTGTGTCGGGCAATCCAAAAGGTCAACCAAAATCAGCTATAAATCTTGCAGTGCTCTTGCGTAAGGAGTTGCAGGAGATACCAGAAGATTTCGGCGGTAAGAGAATCCCGACACAGTTTAGGAATAAAACATGGGCCGAAATATTCATTCGCCGGTTTATGGGAATTGCCATCGTAAAGGGCGACGTCCATGCAGCCAAGGAGATATGGAATCGCGTTGATGGTAAAGTGCCAGACAAAATAGAATATAAACTTGACGAGAACTGGACAATGGATTACAACGATTACGATTACGACAAAGGTAAGAAGGATAAGTAGTTAGACATAACGTCCGGCCGTGAGGCCGTGCAAACAGCGCCGTGAGGCGCGGAGTCAATTTATGGCAGAGGCGCCGGTAAATAATATGGCCACGAGATTGCGTGCGAGGTGGTCTGTATCACCGCCTCAAATGCAATTCCTGAATTCTCAGGCGCGTTTCCGTGGTTACATCGGCGGGCGCGGATCTGGCAAGACACATGCTGGATGTCTCGCCGCGCTGGATCTCGCTGGACGTTCTAAATGTGACGGATGTGTCGTCGCACCGACATACACCATGTTGAAAGACGTGGTTGTACCTCTCTGGACAAAACTTGCACGTTCTATCATTGCGTCATTTTCCAAAACAGCTATGACGTATATCCTTCGTAATGGTAGTAAAGTTCTCCTTCGTACCGCCGACCAACCAGACCGCCTCCGCGGCCTCAACCTCACATGGTTTTGGGGTGAAGAGGCAGCACTTCTCGAAGAATACCTATGGTTGATCATGGTCGCAACACTGCGTGAATCAGGCCGGGCGGGCCGGGGATTCCTCACAACCACGCCGCGCGGTAAGAATTGGATCTATAAGAAATTTCTTGTTGACAAGAATCCTGACTTTGAATTGATACACGCAACAACCGCCGAGGCACCTTTCCTCTCCGACGAATTTAAATCCATGATGGATTCCGAATATGGCATCTCGTGGTTTGCTAAACAAGAACTCATGGGAGAGTTCTGTGATCCTGAGGGGTCGTTGTTTCAACGTAAATGGTTCGACATAGTTGATCCTCTGGCGGTCCCGGACATGTCGCCTATCATTCGTGGCTGGGATTTAGCAGCCAGCACGCGGACACAGGCCGACTTCTCGGTCGGTGTAAAGATTGGCGTTGACGAGAAACAGGATATCTATGTTCTCGACGTCACGCGTGGCAAACAAGAATGGCCTGACACACGACGCATTATTGTGGAAACGGCACAAATGGACGGGCCGGAAACAATAGTGCGCGTTGAAAAAGTCGCGTTCCAAATAGCAGCAATTCAGGAACTTATGCGGGAGCCGGAGTTATTCGGCTATGATCTTGACGGTGCTGAAACAGAGGGACGGGATAAACTCACTCACGCGTTGCCGGTCGCCAGTCGCGCCAAGGCCGGGAAAATCCATTTAGTTCGTGGAGCGTGGAATGCAGAATTTCTTAACGAACTCTGTGCATTCAGTGGGGACGGTAAGACGCACGACGATCAGGTCGACGCGTTGAGCATAGCGGCGCGTAGTGTTATGGATTTTGCAGCACCGAGGTTTGATTGGGCATGAGTATAATATCAAACGTTTTAAATAAATTCGGGTACATGTCGCGGCGAGACATTGACCGGCGTGCAAAGGAGATCGGCACATTTAGCCACGCCACTGGGTCAATGTTCTCCACGCTCAACACCGGCCACGACAAACTCAAACAACCGTACAAACAACACGCCTGGGTATATTCTTGTATCCGGCGCCTGGCCATGAATGTTGCGGGAGTGCCTTTCAAGCTGTACTCCGGTGACGCGAATAATCCACGTCTGATTGAATCGGGGCCACTATTTGACGTTTTCAACCGGCCAAACAATCAGTGGACAACTACTCAAATGTTTGAGGCGGTTGTCACATTTCTCTCCACTGGCGGCACGGCTGTCTGGGTAATGGACCGTGAACGTGAAACGCGGGAGCCACGGGATATATGGCCTTACCCAAAAGACAAGTTCAAACCGATATACAACAACGAAGATGAGTTAATGCACTGGGAGTTTCGTAAGACAAGCACTAAAACATTGATCCTACAACCTTACCAGGTGCTACTTTTCAAATATTTTAATCCTTATAATAACTTGTGGGGGCTGGCGCCGTTGACGGCTGCGATAAAGTCGGCCGAGCAGGATCACCTCGCGTCAAACTTCAACGCGGCGTTTTTTGAGAACGGTGCACACGTTGGCGGCACCGTGGTTTTTAAACGGCGGCTACAACCGGAGCAGCGCAAACAATATCTCAATATGTTTGATAGTAAACATAAAAGTGCTGGCAATGCATTCAAGACGGCGTTTCTTGAGGGTGAGGTTGAGTATAAAGAGCGCAGCGTGTCGCACAAGGATATGTGTTTTCTTGAACAGAAGAAGTGGAGCCGGGATGAAATTTGTGCGGTGTTTGGTGTGCCTAAGGCCGAGCTAAGTATTTACGAGGACATTAATTATGCGACTGCCAGGAGTGCGGACAAATCGTTCTGGACGAAAACACTCGTGCCAATATGCCGATTAATCGAAAGTGTGTTGCAGTCGCATTTTTTCTCACAACTGTCGGGTAAAAACATTTTCGGGCGTTTTGATTTCTCCGTGGTGGAGGCGTTGCAAGAAGATTTTGACAAGAAGGTCACGCGAGCGAAAACACTATGGGATATGGGCGTGCCGTTCAACATGATTAATGCAAAACTGGATCTCGGTTTTGAAGATATCGACAGTGGCGGACAGGGCTATCTGCCAATGGGATTAATTGAAGCCGGGACCACACCTCCGGCCGTGGCTGCGGCGCAGGGTATACCGTCGGAGAAGAGTATCGATGGGATCAAAAAGATCAAGGGTGCTGATGTCATCGATCCTGAGTTTGAGATTGTTGACAAGATCATCCATACGCCGGCGCAAGAGGACCAGTGGCGTGCATTTATTAAGGCCACCGGGCCGATGGAGCGCAAGTTTAACGAGTCGGTGCGCAAATATCTTGACCGGGTAAAGAAGTGGATGGGGGCGCAACTCGCCAAGTACGCCAAACCAAAAGACATTCCATTGTCGGCGTTGAAACTCTCGGCGCAATGGGACAAGGATCTTAAATCACTGGCTGGCAAATACTACCAAAAACTTGCCGTGTCATACGGGTCGGTTATCGAGGATAACTTGTCAAAGATTGGCATTGAATATACGTTCAATGTTTCCAATCCGGTATTTGTTGACCGGTTGAAGATAAAGAAAAATAAGATTGTCGGTATTAATGATCGTATGCGCGAGAAGGTAACGGCGAAAATAGCCAACGCGGCAAAGGTCAACCAGACGATGAACGAGTTGCAAGAGACAATCTTTGGCACAATGAAAGACACGCGTGCGCGAAGTTTGACTATTGCACGAACCGAAACGGCCGGCGTGGCTAATGAGCTATCTTATGAGAGTTATATTGACGCCGGGGTTAAGAAACACATGTGGCTGGCTGCACTTGACGAGGTGACGCGTGATTCACACCTCGATGCAATGGGCCTCGGTCCAATATCCATCGGTAAAGTTTTCGGCGCGACTGGTTGTAAATTCCCGGGCGACTCAAGTGGAGCGCCTGAGGAGGTAATAAATTGCCGATGCAGTTTAATAGCAACAAAGTGATAACAGATTATGGATTTAGATTTCAAAGAAATTTCAGCCATTGCAGGTTTGCTGTTAATGTTTGCCGGGACCGTGGGAGTTTGGATGGATGCTGTGGCGAGAATTAAACAATTAGAAAAAGACATTTCGGGTGTGAAAGCTATGCGTACAAATTGCGACGCGCGGTTTAACAAGATATTTGAATTGATACAAAATAATGAACGAGAGCAAACAAGCACGTTGACAGCCATACAGGTATTGATGGCGGCAACAGTGCAGCGCCTTGACGATTTGATTCAGTGGCAGAGAAACAATGGAGGTCCAGAGAATGGATGATACGAAACAGTTAAAACAATTTGCGACAATGACGTGTGACGTTAAGGAGGCCGATGGTGAAAATGATCGTGTCTTGCGATTCGTTGGCAGCACGGCGACGCGTGATCGTATGGGTGACGAGATTGATATTAAAGGATGGCAAACAAAACAATACATGAAGAACCCGGTTTTCCTCTGGGCGCACAACTACTCCGAACCTCCAATCGGCAAGGCTGTTAAAGTTGAGAAGACCGATAAGGGGCTGATTTTTGACATTGAATTTGCACCGGCGGATGTGTATCCAAAAGCAGAACAAATATACCAACTATACAAAAATGGCTTTTTGAGAGCCACGTCCGTCGGTTTCAAATCGTTGTCCAGTGAGTGGATTGACGACACCACGGAGGAAGAGGCAAAGAAGAGAAAAAAGACACCTGATTTGCGTGCCGGGAAAAGTTTCGCCAAACAGGAGTTATTGGAGCTATCGGCTGTGCCTGTACCTGCCAATCCTGACGCGTTGATGACTGCCAGAACGAAGGGGTTCGATGTGCCGGAGGAGTTGTGCCGGGCGGAGGATGTCCACCGGTGGATGTATTCTCGTGGCGGTGATATGACTATGCAGGATGTCGGCGACGAGCTGCGCAGAATAAGCAAACTGCTGGAGGATTTCATGCGGGGATCTGAGCCGGGAAGTGAATTAGATGACGATGACGACGACGACAAAGACAAAGAACCGGAGACTAATAACGACGATGACGATAAGCCAGAATCGAAACCTGACACTGAAGCAACGTCGCAACCATTGGATGTGAATGCGGATGTGGAAGCCGAGCCGGAGGAGATATCCGAAGGCGATGACGTGACCACGCAACCAGCTGATGTGAATGCGGATGACGATGCAGATGTTAAAGACGACGACGATGACTATATTGAAATCGTTGACTGAGTTTATTTTAAATTTTAACTATTTTATTTGAAAGGATTTTCAAACTATGAAAATCAAAAAAGATGAGTTGAAGTCTCTTATTGGCGACGCTGTCAATGAGGCGACAAAACCACTCAAAGAGCAATTGGAAGATGTTGAAAAACGTCAACCGAAAATAATCAAGGGCCATCCCGAAGACGCGAAACAAGAAGCAGTAGTGCCTGAGAAAAAGGTCAGCGATGTTAAATATACCGTGAAACGTCCGCGCCATGACGCCGTACCGGAGGATGAATTTTCTTTCGTGCGTTTTGTCAATGCACAGCGTTTCGGTACATTTGAGGGTGCGCCTTTTGAGAAGTGGGCACGCGATCAAACAGTTCAAAAGGACACGCCTTTAACCACATCAACATCATCAACCTATGGCGGTTATCTTGTTGGCGCTGAATTCCTACCGCAGGAGTTTATTAATTACTACGAAGCAGCGCAAATCACCAGGGAGGCCGGGATGAGAATTCTTCCTTGTACTGGTACTCCGGTCAATATTCCAAAGCTAACCTCTGGTGTAACAACTTACTGGGTTGCTGAGAATGCCTCGGTTACTAAGTCGGACGCGACACCTGGTCAGCTCCAATTAACTCCACATCTTGCAACAGCAAGAACGCAGATTTCGAAAACATTGTTTCAGACCTCACGCGGTGCGGCTGAAACTCTGTTGCGTCAAGACATTGGAATGTCGTTAGGCCGAGCGATTGACCTTGCGGTTATGGAAGGTTCCGGAGCAGCCGGAGAGCCAACAGGAATGGCAGAAACGGCCTCTATCAATACTGTGAGCGCGTCAAGTGGTGCGATTACTTTTGCGATGTTACGTGACATGGAACTTGACCTCCAAACTTCAAACGTTCGTTTTGCAAAACCTGCATGGTTGATGCATCCTCGAACGTGGCATATTGTCGCTGAATTAATAACAGGACTCACTGGCGGAACTTCTGATTTCATTTTTAAGAATCAGCCAGAGATGGGCGCACAGAGATCAATCCTCGGATATCCTGTTTATCTTTCAACAGCCATTGCAATAACCAACGGCACAAGCGGTGCCGAGGCTAATGTCTTTTTGGCTGACATGGATGATGTGATCCTGGCCGAGTGGGGTGGTATCGATCTTGCTGCAACCGACACAGGTGGAGATGCCTGGGCAGAAGTAGCGGTCGAAATTCGCGCGGTTGCAACTTTGGATGTTGGCGTTCGAAATGCCGGATCGGTTTGTTTGATTTCTGACACCACGAGCTAGTGTCGGTTTGTTTTTAACTTTAGCAATGTGGGCGCCTTCGAGGCGCACGGGGGTGCCTGCATTTTTTTGATTTGAATTGCGCATGGAGGCCCAACAATGAAAGACCAGATGAAGAAGTGGATCGTCAGAAACAATTTTTGCTATCGCGTAAACAAAGACACGGTTCACAATCCGATGGAGATTTTCGAGGCGACTGACGAGCAGATTGCAAGTCAGAAATGGAAGGTAATGCTGTTTAAGGATTTCGAGGCGGAGATGAAAAAGATAGAGGCAGAGAAGGATAAGGCGGCGGGGCGCGAACGGCCACCACGGAAACGATCACGCGGACGACCGCCACGAAGTGAAACAGTTGAAGTTGCGGAGGCTCCGGTAGACAGGGCAATGTGAGATGAGGTAATGGTAAAATTATGGATCTGACAACAACCGAGCGCATTAAAGAGATGATTAAGATTGACGCTGATAATACAACAAGCGATGCGGTGCTCGGCAATCTGATCAACTCAGTATCTATCATGGCGGAAAACTACATGGGCCGGAAGATTGAGAGCACAACATACACCGAGTATTTTGATGTTAATATTGGCGGCGAGTATCACAGCCTGAAAGCATATCCGGTGACTTCAATCACAACTATACATAATGATGCTGATTGGACCTATGGCAGCGATTCGCTGGTGAGCACAGATTCGTATCAGTCGAGCGACGAAACCGGCCTTTTATACGTTAAGACAAACGCGATGATTGCCGGGTTCAATGCGTTGAAGGTTGTCTATATTGGCGGCATGGCTACTGTGACCGAGGAGTTGTTCGACGACTACGCTGATTTGTCGCACGCGATTGAAAGGCAAGTGGCGTTTCTTTATAAG